TGCTAATGCCTTCAAAGAAACGTCTAAAACGTGTAAGTGCTGAAGAATTTAACAAGTGGTATGATGAGAAGCGTTCAGGGGCTTTGAAGGACACTCCTAAGTGGAATAAAAAGGAGTGTTCCATTAGCTGGGAGTACGTATCAGGAGGTGTAGGGTGTATGTTCAGTGACCTTGGAGGGGTTGTTGAGTATTATATTGATGTTAATTGACAGGATTTAGGAGGGTGAATGCGGGATAAAGAGTTGGTGGATGGCACCTATTTAGGTGCCTGTGGGTGTCCTAAACACGGTAGTAGCGATTCTCTTGGACTGTATGAGAAAGTTATAGATGGTGAGACTGTTGTAGATGGGTATTGTTGGTCAGAATGCGGATTTATTAGTACACAAGAGCTGCAAGATTTGGGAGTGATTGATGAGGATTGTAAAGTTCTTGTAGATTTTGTTACTCAATCATCTGGTAAGCAATTTGTAATGACTAAGGATATTATGAAAAGAGTGGAAGATATTAAAAATCTTGAGATTCGTGGTTGGAAAGAACGACGAATCCCTGTAGTAACTTCGGAGTTTTATGAAGTACGTACAAAGTTTGACGAAAATGGTAATGTTACACATCGTTACTATCCGTCTACAAAGGATGGTGAGATTGTTGGTTGGCATGTCCGCGATGATCTTGTAAAGCAAGCTAAGAATCGTGGAGAGAAGCCTTCTAAACCGCCCTTCTACCCAATTGGTGACGTGAAGAGTGATTGTGAGCTATTTGGTCAATCTAAATTTAACAAGGGTGGTAAATATCTTGTACTAGCATCTGGTGAAGAAGATGCTCAGGCTATCTTTACGGCTTTGAATGTTGAGAAGGTTGGCGGTAAGAGTGTTCTGAAGAAATATATCACACCTGTTGTAAGTACAACAGTTGGTGAGGCAGCAATCAAGCAGATTAAGAATAACTACAACTTCATTACCAGTTTCGATAACGTAATTATCATGTATGATAGCGATAAGGCTGGTCGTGAAGGTGCTGAGAAAGTTGCTAAGATGTTATTTGCAGGGCAAGCTAAGATTGCTTCTTATCAACGTAAAGATGCTTGTGAACATTCTTCTCGCGGTGAGTTTAAAGAGATTGTTAAGGCTTTCTGGGAAGCTGAGCAGTATTCTCCTGTTGATGTGCTGCATCTTAATCAGATGTGGGAAGATTTCGAGAATGAGGATAGTAATGTAAAGATTCCATTCCCTGATAGCTGGTCAACACTCAATGAAATGCTTGGTGGTGGTATGGAACGTGGTGAGGTGACTGTTATCGGTGCTTTGACCAGTATTGGTAAGAGTACAATGGTGAATAATATTGCTTACCATCTAGTCGAGAATACACCTTTTAAGGTTGGTGCGATGTATCTTGAGACAACTAAGCGAGAAGTTGTAAGGGATATGTTGAGTCTTGATTTAGGGATCAATCTTCGGAAAGCTGACCGTAGCACTATTGATATGGGAATACTGAAGCGCAGGTTCTTCGACAATCTCGTTAAGCGTGATAAGTTTGTATACGTTGATCACAACGGTATGTTGACCAATGAGAAGGTGTTTGACAAATTTAACTATTTGGCCAAAGTTGAAGGTTGTGATGTAATAATTTTTGATCCAATTCAGGCCGGTGTGAATAGTAGTGACAACGGTGCGATCATTGAGTTCATGGACGCTGTTCTCAAATTTGCTAAAGAGACAGACACATGCGTGATTCTTGTAAGCCACATGCGTAAGCCTGACGGGGAAGACCCACATGCTGTGTCTGAATACCATCTTCTCGGTAGTAGTGCAATTAACCAGATTGCTTTTAACACTATCTTGTTGAGTCGTGACAAGATGCACGAAAGTAAGATTGTTAAGAATTCTACTAAGATTCGTCTGGTGAAATGTCGCCGTACTGGCGAGACAGGTAATGCAGGATGGTTGCGATATGACGATGAAACAACACACCTTCATTCATCTACCGACCCTTATGAGAGCCTTGAGGAGCTTGACATCAAGGAGTTTATTGGCGATAATCCTGCGTTGGATTTCGATGATAATGATTTCAACTCTTCTGTACTCACTAATGAAGGAGAGCAGTGGGAAGTTGTTGAAACTTAATTAGGAGGTATTATCAGTGGATTACGTGTACGATATTGAAACTTTTCCAAACATTTTTAGTGTTGTTTTCGCCAACGATGACACTAAGAAGATATGGGTGTTTGAGATCAGTGATCGAAAGGATGACTCTAAGAAGTTACGCAAGTTCATGGGTGAGTTGTATAAAGAAAAAGCCCGAATGGTTGGCTTCAACAACTTGGGGTTTGACTATCCAGTAATCCACTGGTGGCTTCAGAATAAGGGTGCTGGTTACAAAGAGATTTACATGTATGCGATGGATCTTATTAATTCATCTAAAGACGACAAATTTGGAATGATGTTGCCCGAATCTAAACATTTCATTCAGCAGTTGGATTTGTATAAGATCAATCACTATGACAATAAGGCTAAGGCCACAAGTTTGAAGATGCTTGAGTTCAATATGCGTAGTGAAGAGATCGAGGATTTACCGTTTCCTGTTGGGCGTGTTTTGAGTGATTCGGAGAAGGATATTCTCATTAAGTACAACCGTAAGGATGTATTAGAAACTCTGAAATTCTATCGCCATTGTAAGGAGGCCATTGAACTTCGTGAAACTCTTTCAGAAGAGTATGGTATGAACTGCATGAATTTCAATGACACAAAGATCGGTAAAGAATACTTTATTCAGCAACTTGAACGAGATATGCCGGGTTGTTGTTATACTCAGACCCCTAAAGGTCGTAAAATTAACCAGACAAAACGAAAGTCTATTAAGCTTGTCGATATTGTGTTTCCTTATGTTCGGTTTGAATCTGAGGAATTTAACGCTGTATTGGATTGGATTAAGCGTCAAGAAATTACTGAGACTAAAGGTGTATTCAGTGATATTCCCGAACACGAGCTTGGTGATCTTGCTAAGTATTGTCGGTTGACTGAGAAGAAGAAGAAAATTAAAGTCGAGAATGAAGCTGACAAGGAAACCGCTAAGGAACTACGAAAGCAATTGAAGGATCTTGAGAAGTCCGGTGGAGATGCTGAAGAAATTGAGAAGATCCGTGACAAGATTTACGGCAACCCTGTTCAGTCTGAAATTGATAAGATGTTTGAAATGTACCCTTGTGGTAGGGTTGAGCGTGAGGTGTTGAAGTCTGGTAAAACTTCTTACTACTTTAAATGGAATATCGCTGAATCATTGAACGTGGTTATTGATGGTCTTGAGTATATATTCGGTACTGGTGGTATCCACGCCAGTAGGGAGGGTGTCACAAGTATTGCTACAGAAGATCGAATGATCATGGATATTGATGTCGCATCTTATTACCCGAATATGTTCATTTCTAATCGCGTATATCCAGAACATCTTAGTGAACGTTTTTGTGATATTTATGGTGATGTTTATCAAAAGCGCAAAGGGTACGCGAAGGGTAGTCCTCAAAATGCGGTAATGAAACTGGCTTTGAATGGTGTGTACGGTAGTTCTAACGATCAGTACAGTCCTTTTTATGATCCAAAGGCGACTATGGCTATTACAGTTAACGGCCAGTTGAGTTTATGTATGTTGACAGAAATGTTGATGAAGCGTTTCCCTGACATTGAGTTCTTGCAGCTTAACACAGACGGGGAAACGTTTATGGCTAATCGTAAGGACTACAACGCCATTTGGGAAGTTATCCACGAATGGGAGAAAGTTACTGGTTTGACTATGGAAGATGCTTTATACAGTAAGATGGCAATGAGGGATGTGAATAACTACATTGCGGTATACGAAAACGGCAAGTACAAACGTAACGGAGCTTATGAATACAAAGTTAGTCATATTCATGGTGAAGGTTTGCAGTTTCATCAGAACCAATCCATGCTGATTGTAAAAGAAGCTGCTTTCGAGGCTATTGTAAATAACATACCTGTCGAGAAGACTATTAAGGCTTGTAAAGATCCTTACGCTTTCTGCTTGCGTACTAAGGTTCCACGTAATAGTCGGTTGGTACTACTAGATGAGGAAGGGATCGAGTATCCTGAGCAGAACATCTGCCGGTATTATATTGCTAATGATGGTTATTCAATGTTTAAGGTCATGCCGCCTCTTGAGGAGGGTAAAGAAGAACGTTGGATGGGTATTAACAAGGGTCAATTAGTTAAGATTTGTAACAAGATGGTTGACTTCGATTGGGATATAAATTATGATTTCTACATTGAAGAAGCACAAAAATTGGTTGACGGAGTAGGATGGAAAATAAACTAAGGGGAGGGGTTAAAATAAGAGTAAAAAATAAAAAGATTTTCGGGATAGGTGTTAACGATGCGGATTACAACGTTCAAAATATGTCAGTTGTAAACGGTAAAGTTGTAAGGATTACTACTTGTCCTTACTATGAAAGATGGTACGATATGTTCAGACGTGTTTATGGTAGGAGTTTAAATAGAAAATTTAACACTTACAGTGATTTAGAAGTATGTAAAGAATGGCAAATTTTCTCTAATTTTAAAACTTGGATGGAAAGTCAAGAGTGGGAAGGTAAATTTCTGGATAAGTACGTGTTGAGTGCTCTAACAGGTTTTAAATCCTACGGCCCTGAGTGCTGTGCTTTTGTTTCAATGGAACTTAACGGTTTCTTCGTCTTACGTGGTAACGACCGAGGTCTGTATCCAGTTGGTGTAAGCAAAAAAGGCGACAAATACTCTGCAAGATTAAACAAGGGTGATAACCGCGTATGGTTAGGTGTTTACAACACCCCAGAACAAGCCCATAAAGCTTGGCAACTTGCTAAATACAACTATGGAGTAGAACTATTGAAGAAACAAACAGATACTCGTGTAATCTCTGCTATGCACGTAATCCTGCACAATCTCGGGGAGGACTACGCAGCAGGGCGTATTACAAATAAACTTGTATAAAC